ATATTTAATCTGCGAATACTTACATTTTCCCAAGCCCTCCCCTTTTCTTCGAGTTGCTCAATTAACCAATCTATACTGCTTTTTTTCTTTTCCATAATTTTTAGTTTTAATAAATTTCAATCTTTCCTAACCATATAGGTTCTTCAATATGTGCAGTAACATCTACTACATGTTGACCTTCCTTGTGTATAGTACCACCATACTTGTTACCATACTTATCTTGAAAGACACTCATTAAAAGTGGCTTACCAAAAAATATTCTTTTAATAAATCTTTTCATTTTAAATCTTTCCAATGATTAATAAATGTTTGCTTCATCAATTCACCAAATTGCTCTGCTTCATCTTGGGTAAGATTTTGAACTGAAATCCACGAATTATCAATTTCAAGTTTAATGAAATTGGGCATCATAGGTGGTAGCACCTTAATTTTCTTTTCCATAATTTTTAGTTTTTAGATTTCGCGTAAATAATCATTATTAACAATCCATTCAGTTACTTCGGGCAGTTTGTGATATTGGCAACTTGCAATTTGTTTTGTGAGTTCATCGAGAATCAAAGTGATTTCGTCCATTCGCACACCTTGCGTGTCCCAAAACGCTTTGATAACTACATTGTGTTCTGTAAGAATCGTGCGCACTAATGCTTGTAGTGATTGTTTTGTTCTGTGTTTGTTGAACCATCTAATATTTTCAACTTCATCACACGCGTAGATTGCAACCTGCAACCACATTAGTAAATTAATGACGCGTAATTTTTCTTCGTCTGTTTGCATTGATTTTTGTTTTTAGTTTTCTTCTTTATGTTTTTTCTCAAGTATAGCACCAGCGCAAAATGACAAGTACATTTTCTCGCGTGATGTTAGATTTTTACTTTTGTGAAATTCGTTGAGAATATCACCAACTTGTTTTTGTTGTTGCACTAATGTCGATAGCATTGTGATAAGGAAACGTTCGCGTTCTTGCGTTATTCCCATTGTTTCATATATGTATTTCATTCTGTGAATTTAGTTTATTTTTATTAACCAACAAAGTATTGACCGTACGATTTATTCAATTCAAAAAACATTCGCATCATAATTGCATCAGCAATATCGGGTGAAATTCCTTCGCGCAATTTGATTTGGTCTTTTGGTGTGACTTGAAGTTTTCCATCGACATCTGCACGGTGACGTTTAATCATTTCCAGTTCACGCACAATTTGTTCTTTTTTATCATTGACAAAAATAGTTAACTTGTTTTCTTCGATGTATTGAGCAAGTGTATAGTAACATTCAGATTTTAAATTTTGATATTGCGGTTGCTTTGCTTTTGAACCATTAACAAACCCACGACATTTCAAATAATCGACAACACCACCACCAACACCATCTTCATCGCACACTACATTTTGCAACAACACGTTGTGATTTTTTGCTGTGTTTCGTATTTCATTCACTACTTCGTCAATCGATGCTTTATGTAGCATTTTCAATTCAATTAATGTTAAACCATTCCACACACAGATGATGGTTCTATCTTTACCGAATCGCGCGATATCTGATGTTATGTATTTCGTTCCATCTAACAATTCATTTCGAAACATTCGTAACAAATTATCAGTTGCAAACAACTTATCTGAATCGTCATCGAATTCCCAATTACCTTCAAGCAATCGTTTTCTATCGTATTCGGGTAATCTTCTTAACGATTCAATGTAAGCTTGCGGTAAATGTGGATTATCTGTTGGTAATGCTTGAACGAACGCACGATGCACTGGTAATTCATTGTTGCGATACTTCAAATAAAATTCATTGTACAACCAACCTTTCGATGGATTGCAGGACAAGAATCCTTTTGGTATTAAATTGAATTCATTTAGCTTGTAGCGACATCGAGAGTGAACAATGTTAACTGCTTTTTCTGTTACTTCTGCGACTTCATCAATAAAGTAATCTGTGATTTCAAGCGAACCCAATGAATCGAAGTTTGGGTTTGATGGATAAGCAAACAAATCTTTAAGAACAATTTCAGAACCATTAAAAAAAGTAATGACATTCGTTTGACCATTGTACGTGTAATGCTTATCTGCAAGTAATCCAAAATCAGCGCAGGTTTCAAAGAATGTGTTTAGCGTTGTTTTTTTCAACGTATCTAATTTACTTCTTCCAATTAACGAACGTGTACCAGCATACTTCAATCTTCTTTGTATTTGCCACATACAACCGAACCTTGTTTTACCACCACCTGCACCACCACCATACAACACTTGCTCAACTTGTGAATCAATTGCTAAATGCATCAATGCTTCGACTTGGCGTTGCAAGTATTGTGGTTTGTACTGATTCATTAAAACAAACTTATTTGATTTTGTGCAACATCTTTCCATGCATCAGCATTAAATTTTATTAATGAATTATCGTCTGATGATTTTTTTCCAATGTATTTATATGAATACGAAGGTCTTTCAATTATTTTTCTACCACTTGAATCTTGTGCTGGTATTCTTAAATTGCCGGAAGTTGCAATCCAATTTTTATCTTTTGATAAAGAAATTCCAAGTGCTGGATTCATTGTTCGAATGAACATTTGATTATTATTTGAAAAGTATAGTGATGAAATATAATTTAATAAATGCTTTCCTAAACCAAGACCTTGAAAATCTGGTAAAATAACCATTCTTGATACACGCCTTGTTTTCTCGTCACCAACACCCGGAAATGGAAGGATTCCAAAAAATGCCATCGGCTTATCATTCCATAAAACAACATAATTAATCGATGCCTTGTTTAAATCATCAGTTAAATAATGATGTTGTTTGAATAAATTCCAAGTTTCATATCTGCATCGAAATATCGAAAGTTCAATTTTTGGTCTTTCACGCCGAAGGCATTCGTGTTTCTCAACACGCCCTTTAAGTGGTGAATAGGTCCAATCTGGTAGTAACCATTCCATAATATCAAAATGACAAGATGCAAGAATAATTTTTTTATTTGTTCTACGAATAAATTTTTGAAGTGCGTATGACATTGCTTTTGCAACATCTCTATCAACAACACTTGTAAATTCATCAATTAAAATAACTTCATTATCTTTTGCATTTGCAATTTTAAATGCCAATTGAGCGCGATATTGTTCACCATTACTTAAAACATTGTAAGGTCTTAACCACGTTGGCACACTGCTTAAACCAATGCTTGATAATAACATAGATGCATCTTCTGGTGATAACATTTTAAAATTACTTATTAATGCAATTGAATTATCAAATTCAACATCTTGAATTGTTCCAAAGTATTTGAGCAATGTTGATTTTCCTGTTCCGCTACCGCCATAAATAACACCAATCTGCCAATCAAATGTTTCTAATTCATTGAAATTATTTGGTATATTAACACTTGATTCTTCTTTGTTTTGAATATCAAATGCTTCATAAACAAATTCAGTATATGAATCGTTTATTATTTTATTTTTTAAATTTATCATTGCTTACTTAAATAGATTTTATATAATTCACGCAGACCTTGAATGCGTATGTAATCACGCACCTTTTCTTTCTTGCCTTCAACCATTCTATCAAATTTAGGTTGTGACATTTGCAAATCAGAAAACACAATTCGCTTTGCATCAACTTTTGCTTTGCGATATTCTTCATCAGTGAAATAATCGTGTGCGATTCTTTCGCTTGTTTCAAGCCATTCGAGCATAATAGAACCACGCATATCAATTATCGTGAACTTCTTTTGCTTGAATGCTTCAATATCTTCACGCAATGAGTTCAACCAATCTTCTTCATTGACAACTGGTGGTGCTTGTAGTTGTTTGTTTTCATTCACTTCACGTTGCCATTCTAAATTCGCTTTGTCACGAAGTGGTTTGTAGCAAGTCAAGACATCACCCAAAAATGTAACGGTGAGTGCACCAAATGGTTCAACTTTTTTTTCTAATTGATTAGATGCATTGAGTTCGAAAGCGATGTTCCAATGTTCGAACGTACACCACGCATAATGCTTATCGATAAAATCTTTGAGCAGTTGTAATAGTTGCGCTTCTGGTAACTGCAAGCCATACATAGCACATAGCTTTGCGCATAGTTTAACGAACGTTGGCAAATCGTGATTGCTGATGAATTCACTTTGACGTTCTGCAATCGTTACGCGTTCAGATGTTGAAAGCGTCTTTGTAAATGCGCTCGGCATTCGTTGAATCGAATTTTCCATTCTTAATTGTTGCATTTGTTGTTTTATTAAATTGTTCGATGTCCCATTTGCGAACTGATGCTTTCCAATCTTTCATCGCATTTCTTCCAACCTTCCACCCATTCGCTTCGTAATGCGCAATAAACTTTTCGCTGAATGTTAATGCATCAGCACCACATAATTTTTGTAAATCGTTGCAAATGTAATCTACAACTTGTTCTTGTGTTGGTGGTTGAAATCGTTTACCAGTTGCTTCACGTTGCTTCAATCGTTTTTCGATTGCATCAATTTGTTCTTGTTGTTCTTTGATGCGCAATTCTAACGCATCAATTTTTTTGTTCAGAAAATAACCATTCATTGTTTTAGTTTTTTGTTTTTTTTGCGTTCACATTCGTTTGTAAAAGTAATGAAGAATTCTTTCGCTTGTGTAAAACCTGCATTCGCAATTGCATCACAGATAAGTTCAACATCAAGACGAAAAGATTTATCGTGTTCAACATAACCATTCACTTGTCTGATTCCGTGCAAACACGTTGCGTGGTCTTTATAATATCTGTTCGCTAATGCTTGTATTGAAATTCTGCAAGTATTATACACGATCCAAAAAACGATTTGTCTCGATTGCGAAATTTCACGCACTCTCGTTTTGTTGTATAAATCTGCGCTGTTAATACCAATGTGTGTACACACTTTGTCTTCAACACACAACCAAAATCTATCACGTTCACAAGCAATTTGTTGTTGCACTTCAATCTGTTCTGGCGATGGTGTTGTTACACTTGGAACAACTAATTCCCACAACTGATTAAAACGTTTGTAATGCGTTGGTGGAATCATATCAAGTATTTCATTTTTGATTGCGCGTATTGCGCGTGTACCAGTTATCTCATTCATTGCCTTCGTTTTTTATTGTTACTTCTGTTATCATTGATTTCCAAACATCTTCGCGTTTCATTTCCAAAAAATTACAGATGCGATTGAAATCTTCGATGCGCATTCGTGTTGGGTGTTTCAAGTATAAGCGAACGGTGGGTTCGCTTACACTCAAAACTTTTTTGAACTTGTTAATCGTACCAAAATTCTTCTTCACGAATCGTGCGAATGGTGTGTTATAACGTTCAACTATCATTTTTTCTTAAAGATTTTTTTACCGATTAACGCTTTCTTTTGATTGGTAACGTGATTCATTCCACGCAGTTCTTTGTGTTCTGCTTTTAGCATTCGCGCAGTGCGCACGATGTTATCACCACAACTTAATGCACCGCGACCATATTCGAATTCAAAGTTGTCCGAAAGTTTTTTCACGCGCATTTCTTTTTTCCAAATTGCGATGCACAATTTACGATTGCTATCTCGCAATGCTGGGCGTTTTTCAAGTAATGATTTTACTTCTTGTGTTAAGTTAATTAGCTTTTTCATTTTGTTTTTTTTTTAGAATGGTATGTCTTCGTTATTAATTGTTGATGTTGATGTGTTCAATCCGTTCATTATAAAGTTTTCGAACGCTGATGCAATTGTTAACACATCAAGTTCAGTTGCTGATCCTTTACTTACTGCCCAATTAACTGCGTTCGTTAGTGCGTTCATTCGTGCAATGCGTGATTGTTCTTCTGGTGATTTTGCAAATGATTTAAAACCCCCACCACCATTAGAACCACCAGTTGGTGCAGGATTGTATAACGATTTAACTTTGTGACCTTTTCCCATTGGAGTGAATTCGTATTCAACTTCTTTGCCGATTGGAAAGTATTTTTGAACACTTGATTCTTCTTTACAGAAACAAGTACCGGTATCACCGTTTTCAAAATCGATATCGAATTTGAACATTCCGTTCCAAGTACCTGCGGACTGAACGTGTTTAACTACACTTTTTTTGTTACTCATTGTATTTGATTTTAATTGTTTACTTTGTTCTTTTTTTTCGTTGCGTTCTTCCCAACGCATTAGTTCGTAATCCATAGTTAGAAATTTATTGGTGCAAAATCTTTGTTGCGGAATCTTGTGTGAAACCAATCGGTGTTTAATCCCCACCATACGTTTTCGATATTCGATTGCAATTCAGCATCGATACATTCGTAATGGTCAACACCATCGTGTTCAGTCCATTCACCATACGTGCGTAGCTTGTACAACCTTCCATTGAGCGCAACTGGTGTGATGATTTGTTCTTTGTAATCCGCTTCAAGTGCGCAGATTTTAATGTGCGCAAAGAACGAATTGCGGAATGATGTTAGTTGTTCGTGGGTGAGCGCAATGTTTTCGCACACACCACTTAATTCAAATTGATTGTTCATTGTATTTTGTTTTTAATTGGTTACAAATATGGTTCAATTATGCTATCGTTCCAACGTAATTCTGAAATCTTTTTACACTTCACAATGTTGTTTGAAATTTCATTGTGGCTCAAGTTGTAAGCATCAGCAGATTTCGAAACACAAACATACTTGCGTTTATTTGTCGAATGGACTTGTAATAATCTTTCGCAATATGGATTCAAGTTCTTCGATTCTACTGGTAAGATTTTCATCAAATGCTTCGTTACCACAACGCTTATCTGCGTATTCATTTTGCGCAACAATGATAGCGTTGTAAATAGCGTTTCGTTCTTGATGTGTGAGTGTGATTGTTTTGTTTTCATTTTGCATTTTATTTGGTTTGAGTGATTACTGATTCTTGTCTCTTTTCAAATTCGTATTCGTCTGTTCCAACGATACCGATAACAACAAAGATGATTATTGTTACGATGATCCATTTGATTTCTTTTTTCATAGTGGTGTTTCTGAATAAATGATTTTGATTTCTTTTGTCGGTTGTTCTACATTGTCACAAGCGTATAGTTTATCTGCTCTGATTATAATGCGCATTTGATAAGCGTGGTAAATTAATTTTTGCATTGCTTTCCATCGCGTTGGAAATCTATATTGATTGAACAACTTGCCATCGATTATAAATTGAACGTAGTACATATTAGTGCGCTCTTTCGTAACGTGCGCAATTGTCATAAGCAACATCGCACATAATAAGTTTTTCGTTCGTGGCAAAATCAATTGCACCGGTTGTTTCACCGTACTCGTATGACACGTTGGTTGGCTTGATGTTTCTTTGTTCGCATTCTGCGATGAAGATGTTGATGTTTGAAAAGTAGATGTGTGTGTACATTGTTTTTTGTTTTTTGTTTGTTTGTTTGTGCGTTTTGGATGCGCACCCCCCATTTAATTTTTTATGCCTCAATAAAGATACAAGTATAATCTACATCTGCATGATATTCAGCTTGTATACCTACATTAGCCGAACTAAAATAATTAGATATTTTATTCATTGCTCTTTTGTTTTCACCTTCAAAATGAAAGGTAAAAGATTTTTCACCGCGAATAGTAAGATCTACTTTAATACCTGCAATTTGTGAAATAATTTTGGTAAGTGTGTTAATTCTTGCTGTGTTCATTTTGTTTTTTGTTTTAATTATATTTGTTTTTGATAGAGCAAATCTACAACGACTTTTTGAAATACAATACTTTTTTTCACTTTTTTTTATGACTAATATCTAACTGCTTGAAAATGAACGTAAAAACTTTGCATAGAAAACCTAAAAAAACATACAAGAAAGGTGTTTTGAACGTTAATTCAGAAGCATATCAGCAACAATTGGTAATACAATTCATACGTACTAACTATCCAAATGCACTTTATTGCGCATCCGCAGGTGGTATGCGTACAAGTTATTTACAAGCGGTCAAAATGAAACGAACTGGTTATGTAAAAGGATTTCCCGACTTATTCATTTACGAACCACGTGGTGAATTTTTTGGATTAGCAATTGAAATGAAAAAAGAAAAAGGTGGTACGGCATCACCCGAACAAAAGTGGTGGCGCGATGAATTACGAATCAGAAAATACGAATCGTATATTTGTAAGGGCAGTGACGAAGCAATTGAAATAATAAAAGCATATCTTGACTCTTGACGCGTATATAACAAAGAACTACACCCATCTCAAAAAGTTGGCACGTAACATTGCGCGTAATTCTGAATGGTATGAAGATTTGTTACATGAATCAATCATTAGTGCCATCACAAGTAAACACATTGATAATCTTTTGCAGAATGATGAGTTCGAATTCTATCTAATTCGCGTAATGTACTTATCGGTGAATTCACCTTCATCACCGTTCAACAAACAATACATTCAATACAAATTAAACAAGCGTGATTTCGTTGACAAAAACTACGAAGAAGACAAAACGTGGTTAGGTTCACGATTAGCTAATGAGCAATTAGATATTTTGATTAGCAGGTTATCTGAATTCGAGCGTTTGATATTTGAAGAATACATTTTGGAAGATTTTAGTTACAAAGAATTCAGTAAACAAACTGGTATACCACAAGTATACTTGTATAGAACAATAGATAAAGTAAAACAAAAACTTAGAAACAATGTTATTCGTTAGAAGTTCTGAATACAATCGCAGGTTAGAAATCTGTCGCAATTGTAAATTTTTTGAAGCATCAACACAATCGTGTGGTACTTTAATCGTAGGTGGTGAAGAACAAATTGAAGTTCTTTATCGCAAAAAATCAATTCACTTGTGTGGTTGTGTAATGCCCATCAAAGCAAAACTTTCACTTGCAACTTGTCCAGCAGGTAAATGGAAAGGTCTCTTAACAGATGAAGAAAAACTTGCGTTAATAGAATTGCTTGATGTAATCGAAGCAACTGGTAAGATAGATGACGCGCAGCGCAATAAGTTCTACGCATACAAAGACCAAATTACTCAAGCATACAATGAACGTTCAACTTGTAGTGCGTGTATTAAACGCGAGATAAAAACAATGCGTGAATCTTTGAAAACTTCTTGATAAGTATATAAGCAACTAATTGATACACCAACGTATATTTGTGGTAATGCAAATTGTCATATCATATTTAGTTAGTTTAGGATTTCCAAAATCAAAAGGAAGCGTGTTAGGTGGTTTGTTGCATTACTCCTTTCACGCTTTTCTTTTGCTCTTATTTGATGCATAACATTAATCAATTAACCTGCGTAGGACATAGCGCAGTATCAAATGTCAACACTTGCAATACACCAATGCTTGGATCGTGTAAATGCTCTCTTTGAGCGTGAACGTTTGTTTTTCTTGGGGGAGCTTTTTCTTTTCTTTCTTTTTCTTTTTTAAACTTTTTTCTTTTTCTTTCTTTTCTTTTGAGTTGTAATTATTATTAGTTAATACATATATAATAACTAATGTGCTATATAACAACATTAACTACATTCATTTATTACTTTTAAAACACGTTATCTAAATTTACAATTATGCCAGATATCACTATGTGCGCTAATGAATTGTGTGCACAAAAAGAATTGTGTTACAGGTTCAAAGCTAAACCAACACCATACTATCAATCGTATTTTTCTGAAGATGTAAGAAACGATGATGGCGATTGTAATCACTTTTTAAAATTGTACGTCAAATGATTTTAGTACCTGCACAACTTGAAGCAGTTACAACGCGGAAAGACAAAACACTTAAATTAACTTTTGGTACAAATGAAATTACACCAGTTCAAGCATCTGAGTTATTTACAACTGCAAATAAATTTGGTTATCTGTTATTCAAAGAAGAATCTTTTTCACGCGATGAAATCGAAATGGTTGAATCACTTAAAACTGATTTAGAAGACACGATGAAAAAACCTTCACAAAGATTGCGTGGTGTTCTTTATCGCAATTATGAGATGAATAACGAAGGTTTCAACACTTTTGCAAAATACTATGATAGTAAGATGGAACAATTAATTTTGCATTTTAAAAGTAAATTAGATTGATTTACTATTTATATTAAAGTATGATGCATCACTACATCTATAAAATCAAACAAAAAAATTCCGATAATATTTATATCGGCATTCATAGCACATCAGATTTAAATGATGGTTATATGGGTTCTGGTGTTAATTTAAAAAAGTTAATGTCTGAACTGGGTAAAGATTTTTTTGAAAAAGAAATTATATCATTTCACAAAACACGTCAAGAAGCATTAGATAAAGAAAGAGATATTGTAAATAAAGATTTTGTTATGCAACCAAATGTTTTAAACATAGCATTAGGTGGTGGTGGTATAAATATCTGCAAAGAAAAAAGAAAGCAAATGATTGTTATTAATAAGAAGGAATTAAAAAAACATTCTAAACCATTTGATCCATATTATTATTACACAATCAAAATTAAAAACAACAAATTTGTAAGTCATACAAAACACATAACAATTGTTCAAGCATTAGCGAATGAAGTACCAAGATTACTTACTACATTAAGTAATTGGTATAATGACAATAGTTTGAATAAAGAAGCAAACAAATACATAAAAAATTTAATGCGCTATGATTTCTTTAAAAACAATTTATTTATTGAGAAAAGAAAACGTCAGTTAACTATACCACTATGAGCGAAGAAATAAAACAACAAAAATCTACATTAAAAAAGAATGCTATGCTACAAGCGTTAGAAAAGACGATGGGTGTAGTAACATCAGCGTGTCAGATAGTTGGAATAGATAGAACAACGCATTATTTGTGGATGAATAACGATGAAGATTATAAAGCAAAGGTTGAATCTTTAAATGACCTTGCACTTGATTTTGCTGAAAGTCAATTATTCGAATTGATAAAAGGAGCGCATCGCGAAGTTTCAACACCAGACGGTGAAGTTATACGTGTTCAAGATGCACCAAATACAAGTGCAACAATTTTTTATTTAAAGACAAGGGGAAAGAAAAGGGGTTATGTTGAACGAACTGAATTAGCAGGTGTATCAGATGCACCAGTGCAAATTGTTATTAATGATAAGCTATGAATGAAATCAAAGTGTTCATTAAACGACTAAAAAAAATTGATATATGAATAGACCAAAATATATACACGATGCTTATCAAAGAGCAACAAATCAACGCTATCTTGCATTAAAAAATGCTTTTGAAACAATTCACATATTTGCAATTCATTCGTTAGATCCAGAACTATTTGAAAAGTACGAAGAAGTAAAAAATGAACTTTTAAGTATATATGTTGATGATTGCGATGAAGCCATAATGATTTATATGAAATGAAAGCAACACTAACTTTTAATCTTGATGATGGTGATGATGCACTTGCACATTTGCGTTGTGTGAAGGCAACTGATATGGCAATGATGCTTTGGGAACTGCAAACGAATTCTTATCGCACATTTACAAAATACAACACAAATCAGAATTCAGATTATCAGCAAGGAATCGAAGACGTATTTGAACACATTAGAAATCTATTTGAACAACACGATATCAACACACATAAACTAATCATATGAGCATATTAGATTCGATGTTTGAAGAATTATGGAATGCGCCAAAAGATAAATGGGAGTGGAATGTTATATTAAAAAAAAATAAACAAATTATGAGCGACAACAACAACGCATTCTTGCGTTCACAAATCAAAGCGTTTCACCCAACGTGGAATGAACAACAAATTAACGCAGAAGTACAACGCATTCTAAATTCAAACGATGAAGATTGTTTGTATTGCGGATCTTAAACCAATTTAATTATGCCGATACCAAAACCACAACCAAACGAAAAGAAAGAAGATTTCTTGCAAAGATGTATGTCTGATGAAGTGATGATTAAAGATTACGAATCACCACAACGCTTCGCAGTATGTCGAATGTCTTACGATGAATTCAAACAATAACAATTCATATGTCATTACGTGTATCCATTCCTGCTGATTACGCATCAATAACGTTAAAACACTTTCGTGATTTCAAACTTGCAAAGAACGAAATCGAACAAGTGTGTGCGTGTTGTTCAATAACAAAAGAACAAGCGAAAGAAATTCCTATCAAAGATTTACCAGTATTAATAAACGCATTCAACGAATCGTTGTTAGTTGAGAGCGCACGGTTCTTTCAGCAGATAACAATTAAAGATAAAGATTTCGCATTCATACCAAACCTTTACGAAATAACGGCAGGTGAATATGCAGACATTAGTGAATGGTGTAAAGACGTGAATACGAATATCGTGAAGATAATGGGTGTGTTGTATCGACCAATCGACAAACGCGTTGGTGATAAGTATACAATCGAAAAATACACAACAGAAAATCGTGCAATGAATGAACACTACGTTGAGCAAATGACGTTAGAACAATTCAATGGTGCGATGCTTTTTTTTTCGACTTTGCTAAACGAACTAAACAACAATTCCCAAGAATTTTTGGAGCAGACATTGAAAGAACTGAAGATGAAGATGCAAGATTTGACGATGGATTAAAACACGTGTTAGGTCGCTATGGTTGGTATCATCTCTTTATGGAATGTTGCAACAGAGATTTAACAAAGTTGGATTTAATTAGCGAAAAAAAGGCGTGGGAAATATTTACTTATATGAACTATATGCTCGACTACAATTATGTCACAAATACAATCATTAAACGAAGTTATCAATAAATTCCAAACGTGGGCTGATGCGCACTATCTAATCAAAGAATTTCGCTTTGGTCACATCGATACTTTCGATATTGAAAAGTGGAATGAATTCCCCATATTTCAAGTAATACCACCATCTGTTAATTACGCAACTGGATCGAAAACATTTTCATTTCAAATCATTCTTGCA